CAGCATCTTCGATCCCGCCCCGGACAGGCCCGCATAGAGCTTCTGCCGGCCCTCATAGGCCGCCATCTTGGCCTGCGCCGCCAGCCCTGCACGCTCGATGTCCCCGCGGTAGCGCAGTGTCAGCGCATCCATTTCGGCGTTCTCGGCGTTCTGCCGGATCACGTCGACGATCGAGCCCGACGGAGCAATGCCGCGGCTGCCAACCTCGGCCACCTGCGCGGCCAGCTCCTGGCGCTGCTGGCGCCGGAGGTTTGCCTCCTCCATGCCGGCATTCGTTGCCACCTGCCTCGCCTGCGCGTTCAGCACCTTGGCGTTGTACTTGCCGGCCCGCATCTCGCCGAACCCTTCGGCCGCCTTGCCAGCAGCGCTCAGGGCCTGACTGGCGCGAACAAGCTCCTCAATGCCAGCCATTGCCGGATCCTCTCGAATAGATTGCATAAGTGCGCGCCGAGCCATCCCGGCCCGTTACATTGACAGCACCCGTCCAGGTCGCACCGATCAGCTTTGCCAGCCTGTGACCCTGCGGAAACTCCTGCAGCACCATGAAGTCAACGCGCTCGTAAGGGCATGACTTGAGCTTGTTGCGTATGGCACGCACGACACGGATAAACCGCCGCGCCTGGATGTCGCCGGCGATGTACATCCACCCCAACGCCAGATGCGGCTTGATCGCAAAATATCCGCCGCACGCCAGCACATCTTCGCCGCGCACCAGGCTCCACGCCGGCCCCATGCCGACCGCCAGATCCGCCCCCTCACGGGTCACCCCTTCATGCGCCTGCGCGCTTTGCAACCGGATCGTGGTCAGGTGTGCCGGCGTAAACTCAACGAGCTGCATCACATCACCTCGACCGTCGGCCAGACGCCGACCACGCAGAAGGGATAGGGCAGATCCTGCTCAAGACAGACATAGGCGTCGCTGTCGGCGGCCGGGCTGTTGAAGTCAAACGTCTTGTCGCCATCGAATAGCGGCACGGGCTGATCGATCGGGTCGGTTGTCTTGCGAAAATCAACCCGCGACATGGTTGAAAAGTCAGGCCCAAATTTGAGGTTGTTTGTGTTCAGCAGCCGCGCCGTGACCTTCTTGACCTGCTTGACCTTGCCCTGTGACGACCCGTTGGCCTGCGGCAGTTCCGGCCGCATCAGCTGAAGGCGACCAGCGTATGCAAGGCCCACATGCACGGTCGATGCCGCATAGTCGAGAGTAATGGTTCCAGATGCCGACACGGTTCGAACGGGATGCACCTTGCCGTCGGCAAGGATTGTCACAACCTGCCCGACCAGCCAGGTCAGCCCCGAGATCGTCGTGGCCGGCGCGCCCGAATAGGTCAGGCCGCCGTCAACAAAATAGCCCGAGGCCGTCGTCGAGCCGCGAACCCATCGGGGTTGCAGCACCTCGACAAAGCGTCGGCTGGCGCCATTGATCCAGCGGTTGACGATCACATAAAGGTCATTGCTTGAGCCGTCAGCGCTCGGCACCTGGCAGACGCTCTCGACAATCGGCGGCGCCGTGCCGGCCGCGTTCGAGAAACCGCCCAGCTTGTGCCGGCACCACGCAAAAACGGATTGCTCTTTCTGGTAGGTAAAGGAAAGCAGCGTGCCGTCCGAGCGGGTGGCCCAGAGGATCGCATCAGGCTCCTGACACCAGTCCATCGAGACAATGCCGTATTGCGCCAGCAAATGCTCAGCCCGCACCGTCACATCATTGGACACATATCCGGTATCATCACGAATGAACTCACGCAGCTTGCGCGCGCCGCGTTGGGCAAACATGACGGCATTGCCAACGCTCACGGGCCTGACATTGCTTGAGCCGTAATTCGACAACGGAACCGCGCGCACGTTGTTGGGCCCGAGCGGCTCGTTTGTCGTGGCTTGCTGGATTGAACCCTCGCTGTCGGCCGTAAACACGATTAACCCGTCAGGCGTACCGCGCAGCGATTCAATCTTGTTGACCTCGCCGGACGACAACGTGACCGTGATCGCATTGGCAGCCGTGATCTGATTGGCGTCACGCTGCGCAAAGGATTCGTAACTTGATGCCTCGCTCATCCAGATCGTGTCGGGATCGGCGCTGGTCGCCGCAAAGCACAACCTGTCCTGATACAATGTTACAGCCGATGGGTATCCGCGCGCGGCCGAAAAGGCCCCGATCGCCCATTTCCACGTCGAATAACGGTTCGTCAAGCCGCCGCCAGTCCATGCTGAAAAGGTCGTTGTGCCTTTCAGGTCAAAAGTGTTGGCCGTTACATTTTGAATTTCCCAGTCGCCATTGGCCTGCGTTGTTCCAGCGACTCCCGACACGGTCACATAGTCGCCATCACTGTAGCCGTGAGCGGCGACCGTGAGGCGAACACGTGCGGCAGCGTCGCCGGAGTTGGCCACGCCTGTGATTGACTTTGCAGCTGTCGCCAGCCCGTTGCAAAGATACGTCACGATCGTGCCGCTCATGGCACGGCTTGATGTAAACGTGTTCAGCCTGATGATGGCCCAGCGTGAATGAAGGTAACGCCACTTTGTGCTCTCGCCGCCGGTGCCTGCCTCGTTCGTGCCGTCCCAACTGTCACCCGAGACATGAGTCAGCTGAATCGTGCCTGTAAACCCGCCGCGACTCTCAAGGTGAGAGTACACATTGCCGTCGCTTGAGACCTGCTTGCCCACCCCACCCGAAGGGCGACCCACACCCCACGGGGCGACGTTGATCTGGTCGAGGTAGATCTCTTCCAGAAACATGAGCATCCCCGCATGACCTGCTTCGAAGATGTCGGTGTTTGCCTGAATGGATACGGGAGAGCCCGGCTGATAACCGGAAGGCACACCAAGCAAAACGCGCTTGGCTTCGTCCCCGTTGGGGGTTGTGAACGGGCCACTTTGCAGATCAACGACGCTCAGCGTCCATGCCGTGTTTGAGGTTCTGGTCAGCTTGCGCGGCGCATAGTTGGGATGCACCAGGTACAACGTGTCGGCCGATTGCGCATAAGACAGCTGCAGCCGGCCGGCACTGTCGAACAGGTCGGCCTGCGTGTAAGGGGTTGCAACCTCAATGATGCGTGCAACCGATCCGCCAGACGTGTAGACGCCGAAGGCAGACGTATTCTCGCCCCAGCTGAATTGCGTCGTGCTGATCACCGTGACCGTCACCTCGCGGTTGTTCAGCTCCACCATGCCGCCCAACCCCGACAACATGACACGGTCACCCGTCGTCAGTCCGTGCGCGCTGCCCGTTGTGATGACGCCGGGATTGGCCCTTGTCGCCGCCGTGATGGCAACAGGCGTTGCCGTTACCAGCGACTTGTCACGATAGATCCGAAAATACTGATCCCCCACCTCGATCGCGTAGGCCTGCGTCAACCCGAACTGAAACCGGATCAGGGCCGTGCGCTTGGTCGAGTCCTTGACCTGCTTGATGTACCGGAACCCCGAGCGCATGGCGGCCGGCCCCTGCGTGAGGGGGATCATGTTTTCGCAGATCTTCAGGCCGACGCCGTAGAAGTCCTTGTCGACGCGCCCGTCGAGCAGCGGCGTCAGCTCGCCTGCGTTCATGGCCGTGACAGCGTGAGCGATCTTGACCATGACTACAGCCTCGAATCCAGCCAGTCCCCGTCGGGCAGTTCCTCGCTCGCGTTCGATTGTGCGTCCGCGCGCTTCGCCTGGCTCATCAGCCGCTGGTAGATCGCCCACAGCTGATCCGGGGTCACGCGGCTCTCGACCACGTTGCAGATCTCGAACGCCCAACGTGCCGCCAATGCTGCCACGAAAGTTGCAGAGAATTGCGACGTGTCGGAGACGCGCGCGATGTACCGTATATTGAGCGGCCCGGCGTCGTTCACGAGGACGCGCTCACCCTCCAGCTGGTAATCGACCTTGCGCTGCTCGATTGACAGAAACCTCAGGCAATTCGCCGGCAAAGTAAATTGATAGTCAAAGCCCCAGAGCGGGGTTGCGACATCGGACGCCAAACTTGCCCGACGAATGCAGAAATTCCACGGATGGGCTTCCTGCACCTCATCGCGCACCAGCTCATAGGTGCGGTTCAATGCCTGGCCGGCGACCGTCGTGTCGGTCGTCAGGTCGGTCACATAACCGGAACCCGGCCCCAGTTTGCTGAGAGCCAGGTTGGCAATCTGGGTCGGCGTGACAGTCGAGGCCATCGTTCAGGCCTCGAATCAAGGCAGGTTGGGAGACTGAATGATTTTGTCGCGAAACAGCTGCAACGCCACAAGAATCTCGTCCTTGTTGGTTGCATTGGCGATGTTCATCTCGATGGTCGCCGTCGGCGCAGATCCACCAGTGGCCTCGGTCACCCTGATTCCGCTTGCGCCATCAAGCGTGCTGCCGCGGCTCCAGCCAAGTTGAACGGTAGGCATGTGTCACCTCCTGAGTGATGTTGATGGGCGGGATGCGTACACCCCGCCCCTTCAGGTTACGGGATGCGCGAGATCACAAAGTATCCGCGCAGGATCGCTGCATCGGGGATCGTGCCACCGGCGACCGTGGCAATGATGCCGAGGCCGTCAAGGTTGGTGACACCGCCAACCAACACGTCAATGCCGGCCGTGTCGGCAGCCGACAGGCTTGATCCGAGCACGATACCGTTGGCCGCCGATGCCGACGACACGTTGATGTCGTTGTCGAAACGGTTGTCGGCAAGGGCGACGGTCGTGCCGTCTTCCTGGGTGTACGCACTGAGCCCGATGTCCAGCAAGCGCGAGGCACCGAATGCCGAGTGGTAAAGACGGCTCATGTGCGGGAAGATGCGGTAACGGCCGCGCTGCAGGTAAACCAGCGTTGCGGTCGAGCCAGCGTTGCCGGCGCCCACCTGAACGAAATTGAAGGGGAACACTTCAAGGTCGCGGAAATAGGACGCCGGAACAAACCCCGCCGCACGCGGATCGCGAACGCGGGTAGCTTCGTTTGAAAATTGTGCCGTGGTCATGTGTCAGTGCCTTTCGATTACGTTGCGACCAGAATCTGGACGACCTTGGCCTCGTTGGTGCGGGTCGCGCCAAACGTCGCCATCGCATAGGTTTGGTATGGCTGGCCGCGCAGGTCGGCGCGCTGGGTCACCGTTGTCACGATGTCCTCCCAGACGCACAGGTGGATGCCGGACTTCACAAACACCGGGCAAAGCAGGTGCGTCGATGTCTGCAGCCGCTCGCAGTAGACAAAATTGATCCCGAGATAGGAGTCGATCTTGCCTTCCTTCAGAACCAGGCTGTCGTTGTACTCGCGACCGATGATCTGGGCTTCCTTCATCAGGTCGTCCATCATTTTCGCGTTGATCACGCAGTAAACCGGATCCCGGTCGAGATCATTCTGCGCAGCCCGGAGACGGCGGATGGCCCCGCGGAGCTTTGCCACGGTCAGCCCCGTGTTTGCCGCCGCTTCAAAGTTGACAGCCACCTGATAGTTCGTGGTGTCGAACGACGTGGATGTTGCGCCCGTTTCACCCGTGGTTGATGCAGCAAAGAAGGCGTTGATGATTTCATCATCCATCTCGCGCCCGATCGCATTGATCGCGTTCTGCACCTTCACAGACGAGGGGTCATTGAGCATTTTCAGCTGGTCGAAATGATCGACAAGCTGCGTCACGTCGTAAGATACCGGCTGCACCCAGCGACGGGTAACAGCAGCACTGATCGGGACGACCTGCTGGATCTGCCCGGTTACGATCGAGGCTTCGACAGCCTCTTCACGCTCGACGGCGACTTTCTGCTTGGCGCCAGACGTCGTGGACGTCGTGACGAAGGGACGGAGCTTCGAGCCCATCTGCTGCAGGCCCAGCTCCAGGCTCGCGCGAAAATCCTGCGCGAACAGGGTGGGATTGTAATTGAGTGACATTGTGTGTCTGCCTTTTCAAAGGTTGATCTGCTCCGCGATCAGGGCCGCGGTGCCTTCCCTCGAATGGCGCTTGTCTGCCGGCATGTGGCGGGTTCCCGATCGGGACTTGTCCGCCCTGCCTTGGGCAGGTCGTTCATTCAGTCTTGGACATCATTCCGTCCTGACTCGCGCGCAACCGCGCCACGCTGGCCTCGACGGCGCGCGTCGTCTTCGACTTGGCCGGCGCGCTGGTCTCGTCAGCACACCAGGCCCACAGCCGCCCGGCCGTCTCGAACAGGCGGCTCAGGTCGTAGTTAGGCGCGTTCAGCCCGGCCGCCATCTCAAGCGTCTTGAGCCTCAGTGCAATGCGATCCTCGCTCATGACTCCGCAATCCGCCTGAGCTGCGTCCACTCGCTGAGCACGGCCGCATGG